CACCTCAGACGTGCTTGGCTCTACTCGTGCAAAGACCATGAAGCTATACGAAGACGCCCGTGGGCTCAGAGTTGAAGCAGACCTGCCTAATACCACACTCGGTCGGGATGCAGCAGAGCTGCTTCGTCGTGGAGACGTAGATAGCATGTCATTCGGTTTCTCAGTACCTACAGGTGGAGACGAGTGGAGCGCAGATGGTATGACTCGCACACTAAAGTCAGTCAGGCTTCACGAAGTTAGTATTGTGGCTTTCCCTGCTTACTCTGCAACTGCTGGTACAACTTCGGTTCGTGCCTTAGAAGCAGTGGCAAAGCGTGCAGAAGTAAGCGAGGATGACTTAGCAGATGCAATGCTCAAGATTGAGGAAGGCAAAATGCTAACCGCTGAAGAGAACAGCCTGCTTACAAAGGTAATAAGTTCTCTAAGCGAAATAGAAGAGACCAACGCAGAGCCAGAGGAAGATAACGGCGATGCACTGGCTCTCAAGAAAGCTAAACTGAAACTTCTAATGGATAGGATATAGAGATGGCAAGCAAAGCTGAAATCAAAAAGGCAGTTCTAGACGCTACTGGTAACCCAGAGTCAGGACCAGTCTTCCAAGCAATCGACAACATCGTGAACGCAATTGTTGGTCTCGAAGACGTCGTAACTGAAAAAAAGGCTGAGGAGAGACCAGCCAAAGAGACCCGAGTAATCAAGGCGGCTGAAGTTCGCTAGTTCTGGGTTTCGCCCCTCTGACAACCCCTTCGGTCAGAGGGGCTTTTCATTGGTAGAATATTAAGCATCGGATGTGAGTCAGCTCTACCGTGTTCAGTTCAGCGTCAGCGCTGCTGAGACTTATACGACTACTAAAAGGAGATAGACAAAATGTCTTTCATTAAATCACAAGAGGAAAAGCGTGCCAACTTGGTCATGCAAATCCGTGACGTGATTGACTCCGCAGAGGCAGAGAGTCGTGGACTCGACTCAGCCGACCTGGAGAAAATCAACCGCATCGAAGCAGACATCACCGCTGTAGATGATTCAATCAACGTTGCACAGCGCTCTGAGGAGCGTTCAGCTCAGGCAGCAGAGGTTGCAAGCAACTTCGTACCTTCCGCTGAAAGCCGTTCAGAGAACGACATCTTCCGCTCACTTGCAGAGACTCGTGGAAGTCACGACTTTGAAGCACGTGCAACCCTAGTGCCAAGCGCCAACACAGTTCCAAAGGGCTTCTACGACCAGGTATTCGACGTAGCTCGTCTAGTTGGTCCAATGCTAGATGTTGGACAGCGTTTCAACACTTCATCAGGTGAGGACATCACCTACCCAACACTGACAGCGTACTCAACAGCCACCCTAAAGGGTGCTGGTGTTGCCCTAGCTGAGTCTGAGCCAACTTATGCCTCAATCACCTTGGGAGCATATAAGTACGGCTTGCTAATCCCCGTAGCGAACGAGCTGATTACAGACGCTGGCTTCGACATTACCTCTCACCTAGCACAGCAGGCTGGTAACGGCCTAGGTTACGCAGTCAACGCTGCTCTAACCACAGGTGACGGTTCAGCCAAGCCAAACGGTATCGTAACTGCTGCTGGTTCTGGTATCACTGGTGGAAACGGTGTTGTCGGTGTTCCAACTGCTGACAACCTGATTGACCTTCAGTACACCCTTGATGGTGCTGCTCGCCGTCTACCAGGTGTTGGTTACATGGCTGCTGGTACAACCATCGGTGCAATGCGTAAGCTAAAGGACACCGCTGGAAACTACCTCTACGGTGTAAACGTTGGTCAGCCTGACACATTCGCTGGTCACAGCATCGTTGAGAACCCAGCAATGGCTGCTACTGGACTTGGCACCTTGTCAGTCCTATTCGGTCACCTACCAAGCTACTTGGTACGTACCGTTGGCGGAATCCAGGTTGCAACTTCAACCGACTACGCCTTCAACGAGGACGTCACCACATTCCGTGTGATGATGCGTGTTGATGGTGACTTGACCCACGCTGGTCACGTCAAGTACTTCAAGGGTGGCGCAAGCTAGTTCTTGAAATAAACCGAAACCCCCTTAGTCTGTAGGTTGCTAAGGGGGTTTCGCTTTGCTATGGTATAGACATGTCAAACCTACAAAACCTTGCTGTCGCAATCGCATCTAATAGCCCTGGTATGCCCACTGGCTACGGAATCCAAAGTCAACTGCTTGCCAATAACCTTCTGCACGCAGGCGCAGACGTCGCTGCTCTTTCCAACTTTGGGCTTGAGGGCTCAATTGGTTCTATAAAAACCCCGTTTGGCGAAATAGCTCATTACCCAAAGGGCTTCAGCGGTTACAGTGATGATGTGATGCCCCATCACTACAAGCACTTCCAGCAGGCAACGCCTGGTAAGAAGCACATGCTGCTGACCTTATACGACGTATGGGTTTATACAAACCCTGAGCTTGACGAGATACCTATTTATTCTTGGACACCACTTGACCACGTTACTATGCCTCCAGGCGTCGAGAGGTGGCTGAAAAAAGACAACGTAACGGCAATCGCCATGTCTTTATTCGGTCAGCAGCAGATGGAAAGTCGTGGGATAGATAGTGTCTATATTCCTCACGCAATTGACACAAACAAGTACAAGCCAACCGACAAAATTCAGGGTAAGTCAACTCGCAAGTTTATGGGCATCGATGAAGATGACTTCTTAGTGGGCATGGTGGCAGCGAACAAGGCGAACGGGACAATTCACCGCAAAGCGTTTGCCGAGAACCTAATGGCTTTCGCTGTGTTTCTAAAGAGCAACCCAACCGCCAAGCTTTACATACACTCAGACCCAAGCAAAACCTATGGAGGATTTGACTTAGGCAACCTCATAAAAGCCGTGGGAATCCCTGAAGAGAACGTACTGTTTCCTAATCTTCTTGACCTGCGGTATGGCTTCACTGAGACGCACATGGCTGCTTTGTACACTGCTTTCGACGTTCTATTGTCTACAAGCTACGGGGAAGGCTTTGGAGTGCCGACTATTGAAGCTCAGGCGTGTGGCACACGAGTTATTACCTCTAACTGGGCTGCATCAACTGACCTAGTCAGCGAAGATAGCTTTCTGGTTGATGGGCAGCCGTTCTGGGACGAGTCGCAGTCAAGCTGGTTTATGGTCCCTAAGATTCCTAGTATCTTGCAAGCACTAAACAACGCAAAGGAACTACCAAGGCACTCAGAGGAGTCAATTCGGTTCTCAGCAGCGTTTAGTAACAAGAACGTCTGGCAAAACCACTGGATGCCATTCTTAGAAACAATATAAAGCAATGCCAGTTTTATAGACACAAAAGTCAGGCTAAAGACAAGATAGAATATAAGCATGGCAATCACTAATGGGTACGCAACGCTCCAGGAAGTCAAAGACGTTTTACGCTTGACTGATAACGTGGACGATGGGCTTCTTGAGCTGTGCATAGAGTCAGCATCTCGACTAATTGATGGTCACTGTGAGCGAATCTTTTACAGCACAAGCGAAGAGACTAGATACTTCTTTGCTAGAGGCTCTTTTGAGTGCGACATTGATGACCTAGCAAGCTTGACCACCCTAGAAACAGCCCCTAACGGAACTGCCTTTGACCAAACTTGGACAACAGCAGAGTATCAACTAGAGCCCCTGAATGGCTATGCTAGTGGCATTTATATGCCAAGCACTCTAATCAGAGCTATTGATGCCCTAGTGTTTCCGACAAGTGGCGAGGAAGCCTTAGTAAAGGTAACAGGAGTCTTTGGGTGGTCAAGTCTGCCTATTGCGGTAAAGCAAGCAGCCATCATGCAGGCTACGAGGCTCTACAAGCGCTATGACAGCCCTCTCGGTGTTCTGGGCTTCGGTGACCTTGGAGTGGTCCGTATCAGCCGTGTAGACCCTGACATTGGCGCTCTTCTAATGCCTTACAGAAGAATACGCTTCGCATAATGGCTGACATAACCGCTATCCGCAACGCCTTAGCTGCCAACATTGGCACGGTAAGTGGACTTCGCACATCACCAGTGCTGATTGACAACCCAAACCCTCCTATAGCGCTAGTCAACCTTAATTCGGTCGACTATCACCAGGCATTTCAGAATGGTACAACTATTTTGAACTTTCAAGTTTCTGTAATCGTCGGACGAGCAGCAGAGCGTACGGCACAGAGAAAGCTCGACGCTTATCTAGCCCCGACAGGCTCAGGCTCTGTCAAAGCTGGTGTAGAATCGAATCGTAGCCTTGACGGGAACTGTGATGACCTTATAGTCACTTCAGCCAACGCCATAGGCTCAATAACAATAAACGACCAAATATATCTGGCGGCTGAATTTCAAATCACCGTCTACGCATAAGGAGAAAGCAATATGTCAAAATTCGTAGTAACTGGCACGTCAGTGACCTTTAACTCGACCGACCTCTCCAGCTCATGTGCTCGGGCTGAACTGGTTTTGAACGCCGCTGAGGTGGATACAACAGATTTTGGGTCTGGTGGCTTCACAGAGCTTATTGGAGGATTGAAGAGTGGTTCTGTCACTCTTGACTTCCACTCTGACTTCGGCACTGGAGCTGTTTCTGCACTATTCCAGG